GAGGTTCAAGAAATCTTTTTGAAGGAAAATCTGAATGTTCAATTTCAGTGATAATTTTGTTATCAATTGCTACAAGATAGTCAGGTAAGTCATATTGATGATAATAATCTCTGTATAGAGCATTACAACCAATAACTAAACCATTACCTTTAAGAGAGGGAATGTCAAGTGTTTTCCGGGATTTCCCGTTCCCGAGTATAAATGCTCTTTTCATTAATTTTCTCTTGTCGCTTTTTTCTAAATTCCTTTAGTGTCTTTCGGCGCTTTTTGTTTTTATTTACTTCTGAACGATAGTCATCCCAATCGCTACGCTCACGGCGAAACGTCTTACCCATTTTAACTTACTTCTCTTTTTTTAACTTCCATAGGATATATGGATCGTTTTTTTCTACCTGTAACGGAATTTGCTTTGCTTTTGTATCAATTGGCATTAGACCAACATAATGCCATGTCGCTCCTTCGTTTACTTCTTTTTCAACAGTTTTCAAAAACTCTTGATTATCAGCTACGAATAACCCACCAATCATTGCTAGTACTAAAATTGCAAACATTATTTATTTTCCTTTACTTTCCATGTTGATGCTAATGCTGGCCAAGCCTCTTCAAATAACTTCTGTGTGATTCCTTTGTATGGCATCTTTTTATCTTTAATAGAGATAATCAATTTTGCATCATCTGGATCAAGTGATTCTAAAAACTGAACGAACTGTGTTTCTCTTTGAATTGGTTTCATATTAGGATATGGACCAGTTTTCAAAAAGACACCAATCTTTCGAATATTTGCATAAAGTGTTGCTTGGTAATCAGACTCTTTTGGTTGTGATTTATATGGAGGTGTACCAGGCGGTAATGCAAAATTTAATTTGGGATTAAAACAAAGGTCTACAATATTCTCAAGTGGAATATTATGATCGCGTCTTAGCACCGCAATCTTTTCCTCTTTTGTTTTCAACTTTGAGACTCTTTCTAAGATCTCAGCAATTCCTTCTTTGTAAGCCATTATTTTCTCGCTAATGTTTCTCTAATTTGGGTTTCAATTTCTTTTACTCTGTGTTCTAATACACTTACTGCCGTACGTAAATGTCCGGTGTCGTGGTCTTCAAACCTTGACTTTATAATTTCAATTTCACTTTCAAGGCAACGTAGATGATTAACAATATCTGGATAATAGATTGGTTGCTCAGCTAACAATTCAATTTCTAAACTATCATGTGGCATATCAAAACTCCTGCATCACTTCCATAAGATTCTTTAGTTTCTTTTCAATAAAATAATTAAACATCTTTTCTCTACCATTGATCTCATAATTATCATATGCTTCATAAATTTCTTGTTGTATATATTCTGGAATGAAATCTAAATCGACCAGTTGTTGGTTTCTTTTGTAACCACGAAGCATTTTTTCATCACAAAATTCTTCAGGTTCCATTCCATTCCATGAATCTATCTTCTTTGCTGAAAGAGGTTTTTGCCTTGCGCCAACAACAAATACATCATCATTGGATAAGAAGTTTGGAATACCATCGCCCCTATCACCCTTCAAAATATGTTCATGAACATACCTTACTGGATTATTGCAATTGATAAATTTCTTTTGAATGGGGCTGTACTGTTCTACGTTAGCATACTTCTGCAACTGAACAAAGTCTTTATCAGATGATAGAATCAGAATAGGGTCTGATGATCCATTGGTAATTCCAAGGTGACCATAACGATGACAAATTGTAGCAATAATGTCATCCGCTTCTGCTCGTTCAATTTGAATAACTTTGTAGGGGAACACCTCTTTCAAATCATCACGAATACCATTGAGCACTTCAAAGATTGTACGCCAATCAAGACCAGATTCTTCTCGGTCTTTCTTGCGATGGTGTTTGTAGTAAGGAAAGATGTCTCGGCGCCAATAGTTTTTGTCATCGCAACAGATGATCATCTCTCCGTATTTTCCACCAAACTTATTTTTGAAAAGACGAAGAGAGTTTAGAACCATATGACGAACTAAACCTTCCTCAATGGGAATGTTTTTGCCGCCGATTTGCATCATTAAGTTACTTATCATAACTTGGTTTAAATCAATTAGTAGCATTGTAATTCTCAGTTGATAATTATATAATTATATATCTGTGTTTATATTTTCTTTTTCAAACTTATCTATAGTTTCTTTAACGTGTTCTTTCAATGGATGATATATATTCAAACTGTCATATAAAACCATTCTTAACACTTCACAGTTGTAAAAATAATTTCTTAAAAATTCATTTTCATATACATCGAAACCATGCATTCCAAGTTTATTGATTAGTTGATGTGTATAATGCTCTACAAGATGGTCGACGTATATTTTCTTGTTTTCCTCAAAACTTTTTATCAGCTCTTTTTCATCATTAGCATTTTTGGGTTTAACAGAATTTTTTGGAAATTCTATTATGTTGTTTGCAAGGGTCATTTGATTGCACGCAATAAGATTGTTTCTGAATTAATTCTTCCATTGATTGGCATCTCTTTTGTATTTATTTGTTCAAAAATCTTTTTCAGAACACGAATTCCACCAGAAAGAACATTTGGTAAAACATTCTCTGGTTTGCGAATTTTCTTCCGCACAGAGGATTGTTCATCATACCCCTGAACAGTAGAACCCTTGACTGACAATCCTGCCGGTCCAACAGCATCATAACGAGTCAACACACGATACTTCGTATTAAAAACCCACAGTTGATTTGCACCAACAATTAAAGCAGGGTTAATACTAACAAGTTTGAACTCCTTATCTTCTTTTGCAAAGTTGAGTTTTGATACCTGCTTTTCAACAGAAGGCGGTTTTTTGACTCGAGTCTTACGCACCGTCTTTTGATTAGATGACCAAGTTGAAGCATCATCAATAATCTTAGAAAGAAACTCAATGAACTTCTTGATGTTTGCTGGTTTCATATGTGAGTAACCCTCGACGAGCTGTTCGTCTTTCTTTAAGAGAACTTCCTGAAGCTCATCGCGCCATGGTGTATAGTAATCTGCTATTGAGTTGGCTGGTTGACTCTTGACGTTATTTTTCATGAGCCACTTATACATATCAAAGTCAGATTTGTATCCACTCTCCATGAAGTTATCGACTTCGTTTTCGACCTCAGAGATGTACTCGCTGATCTTTTCTTTGACTCGGTCTTGAATACTGACTACTGGTTTTGCAACAGTCTCTTTCTTTTCTTTGACTGTGTCTTTACCTAGAGCTTCAAGCTCTTTCCATTTTTCTTTGAGCCAATTATTCGTATCATCGGAAAACACTGTTCCTTTATTCATAGCATGACAGTACTTGCCAACACTCATGAAAGCGTTTGGATGAATCGAAGCATAATTAAACTTACGAATTCGATCCTTACGATGAACTCTACTATATTTCAGCGTAGAGTCTTTCCAGTCTTTTGGTGATAACGTCGATGACATCCAACTGAGAGCATAACTCTTATCCTTTGCATAAGTGTTACTCTCTGGATTAATCTCAACCCAGATTGGCTCAGTAGGGTCAACCCTTCTGATGTTTTTCTTTTTCTTAGCTCGAACTGCTAACATAGTATTCTCCATACTTTCTCATCATATAATATTCTAACTTATATTGACAAAAAAGTAAACACATTTTTATTGTTTAAAAACAATACTATAGAGAACGTAATAGGTTTTCCCACTCTGGAATCCGTGCTTTCCAGCTATAAAAATTATCAACCCATGTTTTTTGGAAAAGCAATTTGCTTTTATGCCCCTCTTCCCAATAACTATCAATCACAGCATCAAGAAGTCGAACAAACCTATTTGCATGGATGTTTGGATCTTCATGGAACTGATACATTAATGAGAAATTCCCACATGTTTCTGGCAGAGCAGCGTAGTTAGGGCAAATTACAGCACAACCAGCACTCATTGCCTCTATTGCCGAAATGCAAGAAGTCTCTGGCCAAATATTAGGATAAGCAAAAATATGAGCCTGTTTTAAATATTCCCTTACAATTTCATTCGTGACATAACCATGGTAGGTAATGCCCGAGTGTTCTTTACACTTATTAAATAAATCTTGATATGGTTCATCTCTTTGTGGCCACCCATAAATGTTGAATGAAGAGAATACATCTAAATGAATCTTATCACCATATTTGTTGTAGAGACTTTCATATACAGGAATCAACAGTTCCAGTCCACGATGCGGTGTTGTATGATAGATCAAACGAATTACACCATCGTCTATTTTTTCACAGTCCTCAATTGGTTCAATTGCATTGCGAAGAACAACAGACTCACCATAGCTAATTCCATGTGCTAAATGATATGTTTGAAACTGATAGTTTGAAACAAAAACAAGTTTGGTAAACTTTTTTCTAGATTCCTGATCGCGCAAATGTTGTACTTCAGGGTCATTACATGTGTCATGAAGAACTAAAATGTTCTTCTTATTTGGATCAATATCCCGAACACGAGAATGAAGAATATTGAAGTCTTGTAGCAGTTGAGGATCAATGCGCTTTAGTAAACCATCACGCATCATTTCTGTTCCACCCATAGCTCCTTTAACACTACCATCATTTTGAATGGTACCGTCTTGATCAAGACCAGTTACAGTAAATTTCATTTTATTACCACCTGCGTAACACTATCAACTCTGAATGAACGCCAAGCCAACTTGTCAAGATCCCATACCGGAAGTACGGATTCGTTTACTGTCCTATTGCTTTCTGATTTATGATCAGACGCTGGCACAAGGTCAGACTTGAGAGTACAGGTCATCACTCTCTGCGAACCATCAACCTTTGTAAATGTAACTTCAGCTTTGTTTTCACTCAATACTTTAATCATCTCGTTCCGTGTCATTATAAACTCCTAATCACTGCTCTTGATTGAATACTTTGCGGTTGGATTGCCCCAAACCTGATTAGCAGGGACACGAATGAATGGATGTTTCTTCGCATCTGCTCCGTTATTAGCAACTTTAACCATAACATTCTTTCCCTTCAACCATGCGTCTATTTGATTGAGTGTCCTACTCAAATTATCTTGCATATATTCGCGGCGCATGGTTTTAGTACACCACTTTGATACATTTGGACGTTCACCCTTTGACTCATAACCTTTACTCTTACCGCCCTTCTTCTTACCCATAATCTACTCCGTTAATAATAAATGTGATGTCTTTTGTTGAGCTTCTTGAAGAGAACAGTGAAATTCATTTGAAACTCTCCTCACAAACTCATCGATATTTGGATTGTGATTTTCTTGCCTAAATGCTTGCCACATCCATTCTATTCTTGTTTCCTCATCCATTGTTCCTGCTCCAATCTAAAAATCTCATCTCTGATATTTAACTTCTTTTTCTTCATTTCAATTAAATTTATTTTTGTTTTTGTACTTCTATCAAACTCTCGTAACTTTTCTAGAAGATCTACTTTCAATGAAATGTCTTCATGCTCTTTCTTTAATGCTTCAAGAGTTGTCATATCTTTCAATATCCTCTTCATTTAATTTATCATTTGGACCTTTCCATATCTCAACAATATGTGCAGGCTTGTCTGTATTATTAACACACTGATGCCATGTCATTGGTGGAATGTTAAATGGATTGTCTTTGTGTAGATGATGGACATAAGCGCCATCGAAAGGATCATATGAAGCGCGATTTGTAATAATGTCTGCTTCTCCACTCACAATATTCCATGTCTCACTTCGATATTGATGGCGTTGCATACTTAATTTACTATGTGGGTTAATTACAAGCTCCTTAACCTTGAACCCATCACCTTCATATAATACTTTATAATATCCCCAATTGCGTTTAACTTTTTTCACTTCTGGTATCTTTCTAATTTCTCAATTCTTGATTCAAGTTCAAATATCTTTTTTGCAACATTTGGATACTTGGTCTTCCAATCAACTTCTTCTTTATCTAGAATATCTATACCATACTTCTTATTTGCCCAATAGGCAATATTAAGATACTTGTCAAAACACCATTTGCCAGCTCTTGTATCTTTAAACCATTCTGTCGTTGCTGCGCCCATTAAACTACCAGCAACATTACTTACTAACCAAAGCCACATTAATGTAGACTCCTATTTAACATGCCTTGTAACTTCTTTCTGAGAACAGGAATACTCTTGCATGCTTCATGTGATAACATGGCAGAAATATCCTCATCTTTAAGAACGACTGTATATAATTGAATTGCGGTCTTTAGTAATACTGCAGAAGCCATAAGAACATCATGTTGTGTTGATGAGTGTGGTTCAATCAATTCCCATACTTTCTTATTGAATTCATACATCTCAACTTCAGTATCATTTAAATCTAAATCAAACTCATCCATAATTTTTTAACTCCATTATT